GTGGTCTGCCTGTGTCTCTGATGCCCTCCGCATTCGACGCGAAGGCTACCTTCCGTGATCGGATTGGATTTGAGAAACTGGAGACCGAGATGCCTTTCTTCCGCGAGGGCTATAAAATCAAAGAGAAGGACCGCCAAGAGATGCTGCGGGTACAGGAGTCTAGCGACCCCTATGCTGCCGAGGTGATTGCCCGTGTATTTGACGATACCCGTGACCTTATTGACGGCGCGAACGTTGTTCCTGAGCGCATGATTATGCAGCTGCTGTTCCCTGAGGGTGGCGATGTGGGTATTGCGATCAAGGCAAATGGCGTGAACTATACCTACAAGTATGATACGGACGGCTCCTGGAAGACCTCTAACTACACCGCACTGACTGATACAGCCACTTGGGACAAGCCCTCTACGGCTGATCCCTTTGCGGCATTCAAGACGGTCAAGGACGCTATCCGTTCTAAGACTGGCACTGAACTGACGGTTGCCATTATGAACTCCTATACCTTCAATCTACTTGCTAAAACGGACGCCGTAAAGAACCGCTACTTGACCACCAACGGCCTGTCTCTTGGCTATCTGACCGACGCCGAAGTAAAGGCGGTTGTAGAGTCCACGTCCGGTCTGCGGATTGCAATTTACGACAAGCAGTTCCGGGACGAGGACAAGGTTGCCCATGCATTTGTGCCCAATGGCTATGTTTGTCTGATTCCTGACGGTGCTCTTGGTAGTACTTGGTATGGCACCACTCCCGAGGAGGCAGACCTTCAAGGAGCCTCCGGCGCCGAAGTTTCCATTGTGAATACAGGCGTTGCGATTACCCGTATTCTTCAGGAGCATCCTGTAAATATCAACACCTTTGCGTCTGAAATCGTCCTGCCCTCCTTCGAGCGCATGGACGAGGTGGCGGTGCTCAACGTCCTGGGGGAATAATTGGGTCTGACACTCTAACCCTTTTCCCCGGCAGTCAGACCCTATTGGGGAAGCAGGTGTCCGAACTGGTAGGAGATGACCTGAAGGTATATGCTGACGGGTTTGTCACGGGTACATTCCATCATGTGACTGGTTACTCTGAGTTCAGTTCTATCCCTGGAGAAGACAGTGGGTACTATTTCCCGTTTCACCTGACGAAAACTGGAAGCAAGATGACCTTTAAGAAAAATGGGGTTCCAACCAAACAGGGCATCGCATTTGACCCGGACATTATTTTCCGGGTAACAAAGGATGACACCTTTGAAGTCCTTGTGGATGACAGCAGTGTTGTGAAGTTCAATTTTGCTGGGGCCACATTTGAGAGCTAAAAAAGCGGGAGGCAGCATGAAGTTTATTCCAAATTACCGCGTGTGCTATGGCGACCAGTTTTATGAGGCTGGGACTCCGTTCCCCATTAAGGCCGACGACGCGGATATGATGAAGCGGCACGGGACGGTGTTGGATGAACCGACGCCGCCTCCCGCGACTGAACGAAGGGCCGGGAGATCGAGGAGGGGGAATAATGGACAACTTAGCGAGACTGAAACTCCGAACCGAAGAGGTTGACGAAACTGTCCTGCAAGATTGCCTAGAGAGCGCAAAGTCAGCGATTATGGCCCGACGTTACCCTTTTCAAGAGTGGCCGGAGGAACTGGAGCGCCGGTATCTGGATTTGCAGTTCAGGTGTGCGCTTGACCTCTACAACAGAATTGGAGCAGAAGGCCAGCTCGGGCACACAGAAAACTCTATCAGTCGAACTTGGGAGTCCGCTTGGATTTCCGAATCGCTTTTGCAGGAAGTGACGCCGCTGGCCGGGAGGGTGACGTAATGACAGTCCATGTGCTGGGCGAAACATACACCCTGAATTTCATTCCGGAGGAAAACGACGAGGGCCTGAAAGACTGCGACGGCTACTGTGACGAGACCATCAAAACACTGGTGGTAAAGCAGTACAAGCGAGGAGAGCCGGGGAGCAAGAAGGCCCTCGACCTGCAAGAGAAGAAAAACTTCCGGCATGAGATTATTCATGCATTTCTCTACGAAAGTGGCCTTGCGGAAAACTCTGCCTGGGCGCAGGAGGAAGAAATGGTGGACTGGTTCGCCAAGCAGTTTCCTAAGCTGGCGGTAGCGTTTCGGGAGGTGGATGCCCTGTGAGAAGCCTCCTGCGCAACCAGCAGCCAGTATTCTACAAGCTTTACGAGGGCCAAGAGGAAATTGTGGATGAGTGGGGAAACCCTACCGGCAGCTATGTCCCCATTTACAGCGAATTGAAATCCACTATGCTCTGCGTCTCCCCTAACAAGGGGAATTCTGAGGTGGAACAGTTTGGCTCTCTGGAGGATTACGACCGGACGGCTACCACTGCCGACCCGCATTGCCCCATCGATGAGAACTCCGTGCTGTGGGTGGACGGGGCCGATACAGATGGCCCGTATAACTACATCGTAAAGCGGAAAGCCCCGTGGAAAAATTCTACGCAGTACGCCATAAAGAGGGTCACTGTGTCGGAGTACGAAGCAGAAAAGAGCCTGTTCGATCAGAAAGTAAAAGCGGAGGCCGCCTATGCTAACCATCAAACTGAAACTGAATACGGACTCCATCAATCAGGCGTTGAAGGAAGTCAAGGCGTACCAGAGGAAGGTTGAGCAGGCGCCGCAAAAGTTGATTGAGTACCTGACAGCGCAAGGCGTTGAGATTGCCAAGATGAATGTGTCCGACATGAACGCCTACGACAGCGGAGAGCTATATAACAGCATCCATGCCGAACAAAAATCGGGTGTTGGGTATGTCATAGCGGACGCCGCCCATGCCGCTTTCGTGTGCTTTGGCACCGGCATTGTGGGAAAGAACAATCAACACCCAAATATCGCAATCGCCGGGTGGAAGTATGACGTGAACGACCACGGGGAACTAGGGTGGTGGTACATCGGGCGTGATGGACGGGCACACTGGACAAAGGGTATGCCATCCAGGCCGTACATGTATAACACCGCCCAGCAACTCAGGCAAATGGTCATTCCAGCGGCAAAGGAGGCGTTGAAATGATTGACGTGGAGAGCCTGATATTCAGTCAGGTCGCAGAAGCCCTCCGGGTGGCTTTTCCAGGAATATTCGTTAGTGGCGAATATGTAGACACCCCTGCGAAGTTTCCCGCCGTGACCATCGTGGAGAGCGACAATGCGGTAGTGCAGCGAATGCGAACGACCAACATTGAGAACGCTGTAACGCTGATGTATGAGGTAAATGTTTACACCAACACCGTCGGCTACAAGAAGTCCGAGGCAAAAGACATTATGGAAGCCGTTGATGGCGAATTTTCCAAACTGGGATTTGCGCGGACAATGTGCAATCCTATTTCAAACCTGAGCGACGCCACGATCTACAGAATGGTGGCGAGATACACAGCTACGGTG